TAACACAGCTTGACAGTGCATAAACAACCCCCTATTATCTTCAAATGCAAATAACGTCACAGGAAAAAATCAGCGCGGTACTTTTACTCGCAAAAAAAGAGTTTCGCCATTTCGTCCAGCTTGTGTTCCATACTCTAAACCCCACACAATCGCTGTCTTGGAATTGGCACTTGGATTATTTATGTTCTCAACTGGAGCTAACGCTACCCAACGCCCCCCAAGAGAAAAAGATATATCGCCTTATTATCAACATACCCCCCCGTTCTTTGAAATCAATAATTACGAATGTGGCGTATAAGGCTTTCCTTTTAGGGCATTTCCCGCACGAGAGGGTAATAGCAGCATCATATTCTGCTCGACTATCCGACAAGTTTAACAGTGATACTAGGAGGATAATGGAATCCCCTTGGTATCAACAGATGTTCCCCAACACCATATTACAGAAAAAAACTGATGCAAAATTTACTACTACTCTCAATGGTCACTCTATTTCCACATCAGTAGGTGGTACGGTAACTGGGGAGGGCGGAAACTACTTAATATGTGATGATATTCTCAACCCTGAACAAGCGTCCTCAGAAGTGGAGCGCAATAACGCTAACGATTGGTTCTCTCACACTTTTTCGTCACGCCTCGATAGCCAGAAAACAGGCGTAATAATAGTGGTTATGCAGCGTTTAGCTGAAGATGACCTGACTGGTCACCTCCTTTCAGCGCAAAAGGACACCTCCGTATCAAATAAGTTTAGGTGGCAGCATATATGTCTGCCTGTTATTGCTACTAGGGACAGCACCTATCGGTACTACAACACACAGAAGGAGGTTCGCGTAGGCGACTTGCTACACGAAGAACGCCTCTCCCACGACACTATACAAGCTCTCCGTGCTTCCTTAGGCTCTTATGCCTTCGCGGGGCAATACTTGCAAACTCCCGCACCTGAAGATGGCGGCATATTAAACCCTCGTTGGCTAAGATACGCGGTCACGCTCCCTGCTGAGAAGGATATAATTAGGGTTATTCAGTCGTGGGATACGGCAATAAAAGCATCATCCTCCAAACACGACTTCTCGGTGGGTCAGACATGGTGGGAAACGCCTCATGGGTACTATCTTGTTGACCAAGTGTGCGAGAAGCTGGAGTATCCGGACCTTAAACGCAGGGTGGTACATTTTGCCACTATCCACCATCCGCAGGTGATATTAATCGAGGATAAGGCATCTGGTCAGCAGCTTATACAGGACTTCAGGCAGGAAACGAGATTACCTATTGTCCCTATCGCCCCTAAAGGCGATAAGGTGACAAGGGCTGCTGGTGCGTCCCCCACACTTGAGGCGGGTAAAGTTTTTCTACCCCCTAACGCCACTACACTCCCTTGGTATGATGAGTTTATTTCACAACTTCTGTTGTTCCCTAACGCTCAACACGATGATTGCGTGGACTGCCTTACACAGTTCGTGCTGTGGGCAACGCGGTCATCTTCAAATAACTTCAACATAAGGGTCTTGTAGTTCCTCACTCTCCACACTCCCCTCACTCTCGTCCCCCGCGCCCACACCCTCAGCTTCAAGCATCTCTATATGGCGGAGGGCATAAAAAATATAACTACTAGACCTGCTTAAACGCCCTTTCAGTCTTATCTGCTGTAATAAAGCGCGAGTAGTAATTCCTAGTTCTAAAGCCACCTCTCCCCAAGTAACCCCCGCTTTCTTTTTATAGGCGTACAAGTCCTCTTTTGATAAACACTCTCTGTTAATAACACTAAAAGTCATAAACGGCATATTAGCAGCCTCTAAACTATAAGCAACACAATACTTGACACTTCTCAATAAGTATATACTATTAACGTACACATAAAAAGGACGCTCTCTGCCATGGTCAAATCTATATGGGAAAAAATGTTCCCTAAAAAACAAATCAAAGAAGCTCCTATGGGCGGCTTACCACAATTCTCCTTATATAGGGGATTAGGTGGGTTCTCCTATGTATTCCAGAATTTATCTATCTCCCAGCTAATACTGCATTATAAGGAGGTAGCTCCTCTTTACGCCGGTATATCCCGTCTTTCCGATGCAGTTGCTTCACTTCCGATAAAACTCATTGATAGCACCACAAAACAGGAGCAGCCTACGCATCCTGCATACACCCTTCTACAGCGACCCAACCGTGATATACAAAAAGTACGCTCTGAGTTTATCAGGGACTGGGTAACGTGGTACATCTTAACAGGTAACGTATATGCCCTCCTCACGGGTCGCAGGACGCATCCGCCGCTTGAGATGTCCCTGCTGAATCCTTTGTTTATAACTCACTCTAGCCACGAGTCTTTCTCTTTCCGTGAAGCCTTCTCATCCACAAGTATTAAATACGCTAGGGAGGCGAATAACGGTAACTACTACTCCCCTTCTGGCTTACAAGAGGCGTATCATGTTATTAATTTTAATCCTGAGCTGCAAGAGTTCTCTCCCCAAGGAACGTCAGAAATAGCATCCCTATTCTATGAATTGAATCATTACATACATGCGAGCCAGCATAATATAGGACTACTTAACAATGGCGCGCGTCCATCTGGTGCATTTGTAGCAAAAAGTAAAGATGGCTCACCCGCAATTCTTTCGGACACAGCTTTTGAACGCCTGCAACTACAGCTAAATAACTCTTATATTGGTTCTCAAAACGCTGGTCGCCCTCTGCTCCTCGAAGGCGGCCTTGAGTTTCAAGAGATGCAAGTTAACCCCAAGGACTTAGACTTTGCCGTCCTTAAATCACAGTCAGAAGAACAGATATATAAAAACCTTGGTATCCCTGTTCAGCTTATAATGTCCCTCAAGGTGACTGCTAACAATATGGCAAACGTAAGGCTGGAGTTCTACGAGAATAGGGTTCTCCCGCTAGGGAACGCCTTCACAGCACATCTGAACAAGTTTCTACTAGCCCGATACAAGAACGCAGAAACTTTGGAGTTCATTATAGACCGTGATGATATTGACGTGTTGCTTCCCAACAGGATACTGCGGCGCGATGTGATAGAAAAGAGCATGATAATGACCATAAACGAGAAGCGCAGAGAGTTCCAGTTAGATGCTATCCTTGACGGTGATAAAATCGTTGACCCTAATGGTCGCCCGATAGCTGGACAAGATGCTTTAGGTACTGTATCCGCTCCACAAGAGCCAGGAAAGCCTCCCGTCCCGCCGGACACACAAGACATAGTGTTAATATAATAAAAATATCTATTGCAAGGGGTGTTTAGATATGGTAAATATACTGTTATGACAAATACTAAAAAAACATTTCTTTCAGTAAATTGTGAGTTTAAGGACTTCGAGCAAAAGCAAGAAGACCAAGGGGTTTTTGGCTATTTCTCAGGGTACGCTGCCACTTTTGGTAATCTTGACCGCACTGGTGACATAATAGAAAAAGGAGCGTTTACTAAAACTCTCTCTGCCCGTGAAAGAATTAAAATGTACTGGCAGCATGATTCAGGCGTCCCTATCGGCTCATTTTTTAACATGGTAGAAGATGATAAGGGTCTTGATGTTACTGGCAGGATAAATCTAGGAACAGAAAAAGGCAGAGATGCTTATGCGCTTTTGAAAGCAGGGGATATAAAACATCTCTCTATAGGCTATGTTCCCGTCAGCTCCTCATATAGCCCTAAGGGAGAAACACGTTTCCTGAAACAGATAGATTTATACGAGATTTCAGTTGTTAGTGAGCCAGCGAATCTTATGGCAGAAATTACTGATGTAAAAAATCTCTTAGCCAATGCTTTAACCTTGGTGGATATAGAAGCCATACTTAAAGCGAAAGGATTTACAGGTAAGGAGTCAAAGACCCTTATTAGTAAAATTAAGTCGGTACACCCCCTTCGCGATGTTGAGGATACGGCTAATGAAGAAGATATGGATGGCCCTTCTCGTGATGATAAGCAAAATCCAATCACTCAACAGGTTGATGCTTTATTTGACAGCATACAATCGTCTATTCAACAATTAAAACAAAGGTAGTATTATGACTATTTCCCAGACAGAATTGGATTGTGCTCTTAAAGAGCTTCGTTCGACTGTAGAATCCGTCAAGAAAGATTGTCTTGATGAATCTAAAATTAGAAAAATTAACGATTATCTTGATAAACAGGAATCTGTAAATCAGAAAAGGGTACTCGAAAACGCCGCACAAGAGCTAAAAGAAAAAGAAATTAACACGCGTATGGACTTGCTGGAGAAAGAACTTTCACGTTCTGCCGCCACTAGAACAGCCCATGATGATAACCAGAACCTAATAGCCGAAAAAAAGGCATTCGTTAATTGGGCGAAAAAAGGTGATTTTTTCTTACAGCCGCAGGAGCTTAAACTCCTCCGCACCAGCGATGATGCGAATGGTGGTTATTTAATCCCACCAGAATATGTGCAGGAGATTATAAAGCCTATTGTGGAAATGTCCCCGATACGTTCTCTAGCTAGGATTCGCGCTACTTCTCGCAATGAAGTCCAGATACCAACCCGTACTGCACAGCTTAGTGTAAACTGGGTAGGTGAAGCATCTTCTGACTCACTGTCTAACAGCACTTACGGTTTGGAGAAAATCAGTGTAAATAAGATGGCGGTCACAGTAGCTACCACTTATGAAGCTTTGCAGGATTCAGTATTCAATATAGAATCTGAAATTTTTGCAGATGCTCGTGAGCAGTTTGCGGTTGCAGAAGGAATTGCTTTTGTCAGCGGTACTGGTACTGCTACACAGCCACAGGGTATTATGACCAACACAGCTATCAGTGAAGAAAACACTGGTCTTGCTACCGCACTTACTGGCGATTCTATTATCAATCTAGCAAGCAACCTCAAGACTGGCTACAACCTTACTTATTTGTTTAATCGCAAGACGACCGCTAAGATTCGCGTTTTGAAAGATGGCGAAGGACAGTATTTGTGGTTAGCTGGTCTTGCTAACGGCACTCCTGCTACTCTTAATGGACTGAGATATGTAGAAGCTATTGATATGCCCGATGTAGCGGCTAATACTTACCCTATTATTCTTGGTGATTTTTCAAGAGGCTATACAATCGTAGATAATCTGGCTGTTCAGATTATCCGTGATGATGTTTCTTCTAAGAGAAATGGTAAGATTGAGTTTACATTCTTCAAGAGAGTTGGCGCACAAGTCACTTTAGCTGAGGCTTTCCGTAAATTGAAGGTTGCTGTTTAATTAAACAATTAATAGGAGTATTTTACTATGATGTATGATTTTCATAACAATTTTAAATTGAGCAGAGCTATTTCGCCTGTTCAGGTTTCTGACAACACCGCACAGGTGAGCCAGATTATCGACATGCAGGGGTATAACTCACTTGAGTTTGCTATTGCAGCAGGTACTCTTGCTGATTCTAATGCGACCTTTACTGTCCTTGTAGAAGATGGCGACAATTCGTCTTTAACTGACAATGCTGCTGTGGCTGACGAGTTCCTGCTTGGAACTGAAGCTGCTGCGAGTTTTGTTTTCAGCGATGACAATGTTGTTCGCAAGATTGGTTATCAGGGCAACAAGCGGTATGTTCGTATGACCATCACCCCAGCAGGGAACGCTAGCGCAGCAGATATTTCTGTTGTTGCGATACAATCCGTTGCTCGTACTAATCCAGTAGCATAACTTGAAAATGAGAGGGTGGGGTAGAAAAACTCCACCTTCTTAAAAAAGGAGTTTCTTGTGAAAGTAAAAATGGCAAAAACAATACAAGGTTCTAGGGACGGCATTAATGTCGAAACATTTATTGAAGGTAAAACGTATAGTTTTACGGACGAAAAAGAACTAGACCTTGGTAATGTGTTCTGCACTAATGGGTTTGGCGCAGAAGTACGCGAAGTACGAGAATTCGAAGAAAAAATAATAACAAGGAGTATTGAAAATGGGCAACGAAACAGTAAAAAACGGTTTTAGACAAGGTTCTGGGCGGGGCAATATCCCTTATCATAACGATATTAACTCCCCAATTACTTTCAGCTTTTCAGCGGCAGCAGGTGCAGCCAATGTAGCTGATGTAACTATCACAGCAGTAGATGGCTCAGGGGCTACAGTAGCAGGAGTTTTCTCCCCGCTGGTTTTCCTGTCTGATGCAGCTACTGGCGCAGGTCTTACCTCTACTACGGCAAGCGGCACGGTAACGGCTAAGTCAGCTAGTGGCGCAGACCTCGGAGCTATTACAGCTAAGAAGGCGTTGTTCCTGCAATCTCTTGCGACAGGTATAGCAATACTGGAGATTACAGACACCGCTAAAACAGGTTTCTATGTATGTGCGGTTAATCCGTTTACTGGAGAAACACATGTGTCTAGCCAGCTTGTAACAGCCAGCTATGGCGCATAAGGTTCGCAATGACTATAACAGTCGTAACAGCAGTTGAATCTTATGATTTAACAGAACTAGCTACAGTAAAAGCAGAAATGGGTATCACTGGTTCTACCGATGATACCTTTATTTCTCGTTTAATTACCGTGGCTAGTGACGCTATTACGACTTATTGCAATCGTCAGTTCGCGCTGGCAAGAATAAAAGAAACGATGCAGAGCCAAGGCGGTAAAAACCTTGCGCTATCCTATTTCCCTCTTATAACCCTTCACACATTAAAGTATAAAACTGTAGCAGTTACGGCAGCAGACTATTATGTGGAAAGACTGAACGCAGGTATAATAACCAACATAGATTTTTGGGAAAACACAGACCAGCTTTTTAGCTACGAAGCGGATTATACTTATGGGTACGTCCTGCCCTCGTACACAGCTACATCAACTCTCCCTGCTGCCATAGAACAGGCGGCCATAGATACGGTGCGTGCTATGTATATGCTACGCGCAAGGGACACTACTTTACTGACAGAAGAATTACCCCAAGTCTATAAAGCGGCATACTCCTCAGCGGCAAGCATGGGCGGTGGCGCAGGACTGCCAGCTTACGCCGCCTCCCTCCTTGACCCTTATAGAATCAGGCAGGTACTGAGATGACGGCGCAGACACGCATAAAGACTATATTGGACGCTCAAGGCGAAACAGTTACTTACAGGAGAGTAACTGCTCAATCAAGAAGTGCCACTACACTAAAAAAGACAAACACCCTCACTGACACAACTAGCGTCAATGCACATATCAGACTCTATGAAGCTAAAGAGTTGTCAGGGCTTGTACAAGCAGGGGATAGGCAGATGCGGATAGCAGCTAGCGAGATAACTTTCACTCCTAATAACAATGACAGAGTTACAGTGGGGGGTGTGGATTTCAATGTCGTTTCAGTGGACAGAAGGACGGCTGGAGGCACGAATGCGCTATATATACTCACAATAAGAGGCACACAATGAGCCTCAGTATCGACCTAGATGTAGAGGAGCTGACTAAAAAAAAGTTTAGTAAGCCTGTGAGCGATATATTCAAAAAAGTAGCGAGAACTACTTTCGAGTACATAAAAACTAACTCTAAGAATGTTGCGGGGAACTATGGTTCGCCTGTATTAACTGGAAGATTTTACACTAGCCACAAGGTTTCACTTAATAGTATAGACCGTAGCGTAAGCCCTAAAAACCCTGCGGGGTCTAAAAGACCATACAACCCCCTTCCTATGTCAACAGTGGATAATGTGCTGTCGGGCTGGAAGCTAGGGGACACTTTGTATATAGCCAACTCTCTTGGTTACGCAAGGAAAATAGAATACGAGGGTGCTTCGTGGGCTAAAACACCTGAGGGCGTGTATAGAGTATCTGTAGAGGCAGTAAAAAATAGATTCAAAGGCGGAATAAGTGATGTAGCCTTCACAATAGGGTCGTAATATGCCAGCCGATGACACACTTATTTTTGATTACCATAAGGCTATTATCGACAGATTTACTGCCAATTGGACTACTCTGCCAGCTATACTGGAAAACGATGACGGGGAGGGTTTGACAATATCTTCAGGTTTTGTAAAGATTTCTTTCTTTACAGCCAATTCAGATTTTGCTACAATAAACGCAGGAAATCCTAAGATTCGTACTACAGGCATAGTTATTTTTGAGATATTCACGCCTCAAAACGAAGAAATAGGTGATGGTTTGACTTATGCAGGGCAGATAGCTACTATTTTCAGAGGTAAAACATTTAGCGGAGTGTCTTGTTTCTCCCCTAGAATAGAGAACGGAAAAGAAATTTCATATAGTAAGAGCAAATACTGGATAACTCCCTTGCTTTGTCCTTTCAGATATGATAAGTATATTACAATACTTTAGCAGGAGGCTGAAATGCTTGTTAATTTTTTACAAAATAAAGGTTGTTGCAAGAAAGGGGAAACACACGATATTCCTGATAGCAGCGTATATTCTTTATTGGCGCGAGGCATAGTAGAGAAAGTAGAAAAGAAAGAAATAATCAAAAAAACAACGAAGGAGATTTACAATGTCAGACGCGAATAGAGAGTCAACGGGCTATATAGCCGAGGTAACTTATGGTGTTAATCCAGGAGGTACGAAACAGTTAGTTAATTTCACTAATAACTCACTGGGTGCTACAAACGAAACAAAGAACTCCGCGTTCGTTCGTTCCGATACAAACGTAGCAGGAAACGTACGCACCAGCACGGCTTCAGGTGGGTCTATAGGAATCGAGCTACAGTATGGTGGCTACGATTCTTTCCTAGAAGCAGCAATGCGTGGCACGTTCTCTGCGGGACTAAACGTAACCGCTACTACCATCAGTGCAGCAAGTGCAGATAATTCTTTCAACGATAGCGGTTCAGGGTTAGCTGCGGCTGTAGTAGGACAATGGTTTAAGTCCTCTGGTTTTGCAACCGCTGCAAACAATGGCTATTTTTATGTTGTTTCTAAAACAGCAGCAAAGATTGTTGCTCTCGGGGGTACGTTAGTTAATGAAGCTGCCACCCCTACAGTTACACTCAAAGGCTCTGTTCTTTCCAATTCGACTACAAAGAAATCTTTCACAATAGAAAGAAATTTTCAAGACATAACGCGCTTTTTGCTTTTTACTGGCCAGAGAGTTGGCGATTTTAATCTTAGTTTTGCGACTTCTGATATTGCCAATGGCTCTGTATCTTTCATAGGTCAAGACGGTGCTTCTTCTGGTACTTCAGGGTTCTCTGGTTCTACTGCAGCCGCGACTACGGCTTCAATGAACACTATCAACGATATTAAGAGTATTCTCATTAACAAAGTAGCTTCTACACTTGATTTTACCAGTATAGACTTTTCAATCAACACAAACTCAGAAGCTCTAAAAGCTATTGCTAATCTTAATGCTACTGATGTTCGGCAAGGTTCTATCGGAGTTAGCGGTAATTTGGGAGTTTACTTTGAAGACGCTACCTTCATAGATAAAGTGCTAGCTTTCACAGCTTTGGATTTAGCTTTTGTCACTGAAGATGCTGCGGGTAACGGCTATATCTGGCACTTCCCTACCACGCATATTAATGGAAATGTGGAAAACTCAGGGATTGATACTACGCTAGAAGAAAAGTATAGTTTTGAAACGACTTTAGATAGCACCCTTGGGTACACTATGAGTGTATCTCGATTCGCTGCTTAAAAAGATTGTCTTTTTGAAACAATCAAGCTATTATAAACCCGATAGGATATTCCTATCGGGTTTTTTTAACAAAAAGGATAAAATCATGGAACAGAAAAAGAAGAACGCTAAAACTGCGGAGGTTTTAGTTGAACAGGACGAGAAGTCAATTTTCGACCTATACGAAAGGGATATGGACGCTGAGGAAGATGGACAGTGGGTCTTGTTGTCAAAGGGGAACATCGAAGTAAAAATCCGTTCTCTTTCATCCAAAACGTGTGTTAAAGTTATTCGGAGATTGAAAGAAAAATATCTGAAACTTAATAGGAATGTAGATAACCTACCTGAGAGCCAGCAGTTTTTATATTTTGGTGAGATTGCAGCTTACGGTCTTGTTGTAGATTGGAAAAATGTCAGAGGGAAAAACAGACAGCCCTTAAAGTTTTCTACTGAAGCGGCTTATAAAATTTTCACTAATCCAAGCATGGTAAACTTTGCTATGGAGATTTGCGAAGCTGCTGGACACAAAGAAACCTTCTTAAAACATTGGGACGAGGAGTCGGAAAAAAACTTACTAGAAACCTCCATTGGTTAATTGAGTGGGGGGGTATTCATCCTGAAATATGGGTGTTATTAGAGAAAAGATATAGAGAGGGAAGGTCTTGTAAACCGCTAGAAAGTCGCCCAGAGCGTGTATATGACGATATATACTATGTCTGGGAGGCTTTCTGGATTTTACATAAATCCCGAAACTATGCGCCAGATGGGTCGCCTCTAGGAATATTCTTAACAGAAATTAAAGCGTGGATAGATATATTCGAAATAGAAAATACTTCTTTTTTTGTAAGTACCATAAGTCGTTTAGATTCTATCTATCGGGAGAGTACCAGAAAGAAACAGAAAGAGCAGGAAGATAAAGAAAAGAAGAAGGTAAAAAGTGGCGGATATAGGAATAAGCGTAGGAATTGAGTCGAAAGGCTTACAAGACGGGGAGCAACGTGTTGTTCGCGCTCTTGTCCGTATCCGCCAAGAAGCACAGAAAACTGACATACAAGGACTCGGAAAACTCGATTCTTCAATTAATAGGCTTGCAGCATCTATTAATACTACCAACAGTAAGTTGAACTCTCTCGGCTCTACTGTGGAAAAAACAGGTAAACAAATTAAGACTGCACACGGGTCAACAAGTAAATATGCCGACCTTCTGCTCGCCATGCAAAAATCCACTCGTCTTACAGATGGAGCTTTGGGCGGAGTAGCTACTCGTTTTGAAACTCTTAATTCCGTTGTTCGTTCAGGAGTACCAGGGTTGTTTGCGTGGGTAGCAGGGATTACTCTTTTTTCTGGCGCAATAGCAATAGCGGTGAGAGAAGGCGAGAAGTTCACAAAACTCACCAACCAGTTAAAATTAGTCACTACCTCTACTGCGAATTTAACTGTGGTAACGAAAGAACTATTCAAAATAGCTGTAAACACCCGCAGTACTATTGACGGGACAGTGAATCTCTACGCAAGACTTGCTCGTTCCACTGATGGCGTAGGTATTTCTCAAGGTAAGCTGTTAGTGCTTACAAAGGCTATTAATCAAGCAGTAACTCTCAGCGCGACCACTACTGCCAGTGCAGAAGCTGCGTTGTTCCAGTTTGGACAAGGGTTGTCTTCTAATGCTTTGAGAGGACAGGAATTAAACTCAGTGATGGAACAGACTCCCCGTTTATTAAGGGATATAGTAGATGGTCTTAATGCGACAGGAGTAACTGTAAACGGAAACATAGGTTCTCTCAGAAAACTAGCGGAACAGGGGAAACTCTCTGCCAAAATACTTGCTGATGCTATTGCCAGCCAGGCACAGGTTCTAAGTGATGAGTTCGGTACCGCCACTATCACGATAAACCAAGCTCTGGGAAATTTTAGTACAAGACTTACTGAGCTAATAGGTGGCGCAAGTGCTTCTACGCGCGCTACACGACTCTTAGCACAAGCCATAGATTATTTAGCAAGAAACCTAGACACTATACTAAATGTCGCGTTATTAGGAGTGGCGGCGAGCATGATAGCTTTAACTCCGCTAATGGGGGCTTTAGCGGCGGGGCTAAAAGCTCTTGCGGTAGCCGCCACTATAGCTGAAGCCAACGTAGTTTTTCTCTCTGTAGCATCACAGGGGTTTTTCGCAGCCATTACTGCTTTTGTACTAGCAAATCCGATAGGTATATTAGTATCGGTGATTGGTCTAGCCGCCGCAGGGCTATTAGCGTGGAAAGCAGGTCAGGCTAGTTTCCTAGATTCTTTGAATGACACTAACATAAAAACGCAGGAGTCAATTCTTTTATACCAGCAAGCTAATGCTCTTTCAGGGGAACGTGCGGATGCTTTACGCTCAGAAGCCGATGCTCAAAGAGATAGCACCCTTGCGATGATAGATGGTCTGAGAGAGCTGAAAAGGATAGAGATAGCAGCTACTAGAAACAAGCTCACGCCCCCCTCAGTGGATTGGGCTGAAGCAATAGCTTTTTCGGGCGACATAGGCGGTATGTCAATGTTTGCTACTACAATAGGGCTAACAGAATCAGAGGCAGCAAAACTTACTAAGACATTAAAGGCACAAGAAAATCAGCTAAAAGATTTAGATGATTCGTACCAAACTCTTATCAAAGAAACTGCTCGTGCTAGCGCGGGGATAAAAACTCTTAGTGAAGTAATGGTTGACGCTACAGAGGCGCAAAAAGACTTAGAGAGAATTGTAGAAAGCACCCTTACACCAGAGGAAAAACTACAGAAAAACATAGAATATATAAATAAGATAAAAGAAACTTATAAAGCGGCTCATAAGGAGCTTTCTGCCGTAGAAGAAGAAGCTATGCGGAGATTTATAGCAAACTCTGAAAAGGCAGTAGAGGACTCAAAGAAAAAAGTGGAAGCTATAGTTTCTCCTATGACTAAAGTGCTGGAGGATACAGCCAGCAGCATACGTTCATCTTTCAAAGCTACTTTTAAGGATATTTTTTCAGACGGTACTATTAGTTTCAAAAAACTTACTGACCGAATAAAAGACTTATTTGTAGATATGCTGGCTGATATGGCGGTACTGGCAATTTCAAAGCCCATTATAGTACCTATTATTCAGCACTTGGGCGGATTCTTGGGAGTCCCCCAAGGGGATGTTGCTAATCTTACGAAACAGTTTGGGGGCGGGGATTCAGGTGGTTCTAGCCCCTTGACCAGTGCGTTGGCTAATGGAATCGGAAAATTCGCCAGTACCACCAATTTCTTAGGGAATCTAAGCGGTTTCTCTTATGGCTTGGGTGGCTTCGGAGGGATTCCTGCTGGTGGTTTTGCAGGGGCTACTGGAGTGGCAGGTCTGGGCGGAACAGCTACTGGTGCAGCGGCTACTACTGCGGCAGCTACTTCTGCTGCGTCTATAGCTGCTATTGCACTCCCTATCGCCGTTATAGCAATCCCATTACTGCTATCTGCTTTTAAGAAACAAGGCACTAAAGCCAGTGAGTTTACAGGAACTACCACAGGGGCAGGGTTTACTTTCGGCGTAGGTTCTAAACGGGCGGATACAGAGTTCGCATCAGGACTGGGTAAAGCCCTGAACGGCATTACCAAAGCACTTACTGAGTTGGACATTGATGTTTCAGGCCTAAAAATAAGGGGCGGTTTTAACACTAAACAAGCTGGCGGCGGGTTTTTTGATTTAGGTTTAGCAGGTCAGACAGACGCAGAGGTTGCTAAAAACCGCATACTTTTCAACGCTAAGGACGAAGAAGAAATGTCCTCTGCGCTTGCGAAAATTACGCTAAAAATAGCGCAGATGGGGACTACCATAAATGAGGACATTATTACTGCGTTACAAAATGTTCAAACAGAGGGCAGGAAATTTGAAGAAGTTTTATCCGATTTATCTTTCGCGTCTACTTATAGCAAATTAAGTTTTATACCAGAAGAAATATCTGACCTCGATGCCGCTTTAAGGCAGCTATCCGAAACAACCAAGACTCTCACAGAAAGAGCAACAAGTCTAGGCTTGGACACGGATGTGGTGTCGAAGGCTGCAACAGCCTATACAGATAAATTGAGAACTGATTTTGATGATGCTATCGGGGCAGCCTTATTGCAAATAGAAGACCCTATTGCTGCGGCACTCGCAGAATCCGCTAAGAAAATAGCAAAATTAGTTGCTGATGCCATTCTAATAGGCGGTGACGTATCGCAGATTGAACGCCTAGGAGAGCTGGATAGGCAAAGAATTATTGGGATAAACGCCCCTGCTGGGGGGGATATGGCCGCCCGTAAGGCTGCTTTTGACGAAGCTCTCCTTACCTCTATGTTGGAAGCTGAAGACCCTATTGCTGCGGCACTTAAAGCGTCTATCAAAGAAACTGCAAAGTTAAGAGCAGAGGCAATTCTAGTAGGCGGTAACATACTGTTGGTTGAACGTCTAGGAATGATGGATAGACGAAAAATCATTGAGGACGGCACTAAAGGAATAGTGGAAGCTACTAAACAGCAGATGGACGACTTGAAAAATACTCTTACTGACCGATTGAAAGCTATAAGTACTTTCAGAGATGCTTTAGCTCTCGATAAAACTTTAGGAGGTGTTAACCGCCTAGGCAGGTTACAAGAAGCTACAAGACAATTTGAGGTTATTAAATCTCGTGTTGCTTCTGGAGATGCAACGGCTCTTGCGGATATAGATAAATCCAGCACAGCATACTTAGAGGCTTCTTTAGATTATTTTGGTCAGACTAGCGAATATTTATCCAACTTAGACGCAGTTAAAAATCTTCTTAAAGACGCAGAGGGCTTGGCAAAACAGGATTTTGATGTAGTTACTTTACAACTCGTGGAGGCTCAGAAACAAACCGGTTTACTGAGTAAAATAGCCGAACAGCTTAACGCCTCTGCATTGGAGGAGGCTTTCGCCTCTGCGGGGGTTAAAACTGGGCAGACGCTAAGACAGGGGGAGGCTGTTGACTCTTTAAGAGGCAAGATAAATACACTGAATAAGCTCCCAGAAGAAACAGTACGAAAATTAAAAGTGCTTGCTTCGGGCGGAGAGTTTGATTTTAGTTCCTCCTCTCAGTCTTTTGCTGGTTTCGTTAAAACAGGGCATAGGGCAGCAGGAAGTACTTTTTTAGATTTATTACGGGCGCAAGGCGTATCTGAAGAAGATGTAACAAAACAATCTAAATTTTTCGGTTTTGCCAGCGGTACAGGGAACAGCACGTTTAGCGGCTCTGCGTTAGTCGGCGAGAGAGGTGCGGAGCTTGTTAATTTTGGCAGACCGGCGCAGATAATCAACGCAAACGGCACATCCTCGCTGATGGCTGTGGGAGATTTAGCAGGTGATTTCAAAGCCTATAGGTCACAATCTGCTCAAGAAACTATATTCTTAGGGGAGAAACTAGAAGATTTAACTCAGATAATGGTAAAAATAGCAGACGATTTAGCGGTCGCATCTAGGTCGGGGCAAGCTGGATAATGGTTATAACTAATCAATTTCTCATAGAGTTTGATACTTATGACAGTGTGACTGCGAGTGTCATAGTTGAAAGGTTCTGCACAGGCACTAAATATATCACAAAGAGAACAGAAACACCCTCCTTAGCTAAGTATCTCCCTTTGATAAAAGACGCTGGTGCAATAGAACAGTATCTTTTTGGTAAATCTCGTACAACAGGGATTACTGTAAGTGCCGCAGGAAAGATTGACCTGAATAATGCAAGTAGGCTGTTAGACTATTTGGAAGATAGAGGGGTTGATGGACGTGCTATAACAATCAGAGAAAAAACAGGTTCGGAATACCCCGCAGATTTTCCTGTCAGATTTTTAGGAACTATAGAAGCTATTTCTTTTTCTGACAGGACAATTTCGCTAGATATAAAAAGCATAATATACGATGTAAAACAGGAAGTTTATCAGCCTATAAAATACGCAGGTACAAACAATGGTTCTTCTATTTATGAGGAAGGTACTGCTGATTTACAAGGTACTCCTAAACCAAAAGTATTAGGGGATTGCTCTAATGCTAACATGCCGATGTTTCTAGTGGATAGAGCCAATGAGATTTACCAACTTAGCTCCGACCCCATAGATACTATAAATACTGTTTATGTTGGCAGGGCGGTTATAACGGCAGGAACGGCTTTTACTACTAGAGCGGCTTTCATTGCTTCTGTGACAGCTACTCCCCCTACCGCAGGGACTTATGACTATTATCTAGGCGATAGGACAGCGGCGGAAGGCAGTAATAACAGGGGTTGCTATATTGCTTTTGGTACTACTCCTAATTTACAGCCTACTTTTAACGCTACCGAAGGCTGGAAGAATCTTGCCCTGTATTCAGAGGACTACACCAACGCAGCGTGGATAAAATCTAACGTCACGGTTACTACAAACACCGACACAGCACCGAACGGTCTTGTAGTTGCTGACACGTTTACAGCGACAGCAGCTAACGGCACAGTGCTGCAAACTGTCACCATAGCCTCTGCATCTTACGAGTATTCTGTTTGGCTCAAACGGAAAACCGGTACTGGTGCTGTGGCCATTACAGTAAATGGCGGCACAACATGGGAAACTAAAACTCTTACTACGTCCTACCAGCGATTTTATGTTACGCCTGTTACTACTGCCAATCCTCAATTCGGTATTAGAATAACCACAAGCGGTGATGCGGTGTATGCTTTCGGAAGCCAAACAGAGAAGTTTTCAGTCCCTAGCGGCTATGTGGCGACAACTTCAGCAGCAGCGTACAACCATTCAGCAATGAATAACCTGTGGAAAGTAATGAATCTAAGAGGGTTCGCCTTAGATGCAGATAGTGTAGCCGCTACAAATGCGGTAAACTCTAGTCCTACTGGGGTTTTTGTAAACGCTGAAACGCAGATAGGGGCTGTCATGGACTTTCTTGCGGATAGCATAAAAGCCTATGTTTCGGATAACGTTGAAGGTGATTTTATTTGCGGTGTTTTCAAAGTTCCCACTTCAGGTGAAATAGTAAGGATTTTTGATTCCCGAATCTTATTGGGTGCGCCTAAAATAAGCAAAATAAGGCAACAGGATTTGGACAGAGGTATCCCCCTCTATAGGGCGATAATCAATTACAATAGAAACTATACTGTGATGAATGAATCTCAAATTGTGGGGGCATCTTCAGGAGATATCCCTTTTGTAAGTCAGGATTGGCGTTCTGTAGTAGATGAAACCGCCAGCACTCTGACCAAGCATCTCAATGCAGGAGAAAGAACAATAGATACTGCTTTGACTGTAAAAGCCGATGCTATAACAAGAGCGGTTTTCGAGTCAACTCTATATAACCAGATACGCCTTATTGTGGAAATACGAGTTCCTTATGCTTTTGGTTTTGACATAGACCGTAATGATGTGATACAAGTAGAGAATCGGATTTACCGAATAATCGGTAAGTTTCTCAAGTTTCCTTCGGTTGATAACAGGCTTTCTACAAACGCCATTGTTTTACAAGGCTGGGGAGGGGTGGTAGTATAATGGGCAATCTTTTAATCTGCGCTCCTAACTTCATAGAAGATACTGTTGACGTAGCCACGCTAGGTGGTGGTAATTGGGAGAATAGCTACCCTGTTTCCAATCTAGGTGCAGAGTTCTTTGTTGACAATACTATTTCTATAGACGCTACAACAACCAGCACAAAATGGGAAGTTGACTTCGGCTATAACAGAGATTTGAAGTTCATAGGTATTCCTGATAGTAACGTAAGCCAGAACGCCACAATTCGTGTAGAGGGTTCTGCTACGTCTGCTTGGGAGGGGCTGCTTATCAATGGTGTTAATAGCATAGGGGTTACAACACTGAACATCAAAGCAGGAGCGACCGCTGTTACTATAGCTGCTGGACAAATTTTTACTATAGCAGGCGATACAGAGGTCTATCAGGTAGTAACAGGGACATCTCTTTCCGCTACGGTCACAGGAAGCATCGTGATTAAAAGAGATACTAACGGCACTCCTACAGGGCTAGTTGTTGCTACCGTAGGTAATGAAGTGGTTACTTGTCACTCAGGGGATTACACAACGCCTGTTTTTGACACAACGGCGGAGGACTACTTTCAAGCCACCATACCTGTGGGGACAGCGACATGGGGTTCTTCTGGTGTTTGGGACGGTAAGCCGGGGGACGGCTTTTATACTCGAATGAACTTCCCCAGACAATATGTAAAGATATTAGCCAGTGTGTATCTTATACAATACGTCAGGTTATCTATAGTTGATACAGGTAATGCCGCTGGCTATATAACGCTTGATGCGCTGTACTTAACCTCTGTTTACCAGCCGTTCTATAATATGCGCTATGGCGTGACTTTTTCTTCTCGCAGCAATACATCACAAGAAAGCTCTGCGGGAGGCGCAACAGCCTTCAATACAGAGCGGCAGACACGCGCAATATCTCTTGAACTAGGGGATATACCCGTAGAAGAAGCATTTTCCAGTATTTTTGATATAACAAGACAACTGGACATTTCAGGAAATCTGTTTATTATCTATGATGACGAGGACACTTTCCTATTAACCCGTAGGTCTTTTGCGGCTAGATTTGAAAACTCCCCCGTTTTAACAACTACTTTTTTTGATGGTGTGGACGTTCCTATAAATATAATAGAGAGATTAGCCTGATGGTCACATATACTTTTAACGGCATTACTTATGATGAAGCAGATTTAACAGGGGCTACTGGTCGTGGATATAATGCTCAAGTTACTACAGGTACTGGTCTAGCCAGTACACCAAGATACATTGCGCCTATGATAGATGCTCTGGCGGATTTGGCTAACGGGCATAAAACCACCAGCACAAGCTCTGTTCTGGTCGGTACAGGTGCTAAGACCTTTGTGTTAGCGGAGGATATACCTCTGGTAGCAGGGGAAACCGTATATGTGCTGGATACAGCAGCACCCACAACCAATACGCTATTCGGTACGGTAACTACATGGACACCAGCAACTAACACGGCTGTAATAAATGTTGCGGTTGCTGCGGGTTCAGGTACTATAGCTAGTTGGAGCTTCATAGGTAAAGTGGGACTTAGAGGTGCTACAGGTGCTACAGGTGGCGGGTTAGCTAATGTTGTTGAAGATACTACGCCTCAACTAGGCGGTAACTTAGACCTAAATGGATTTGAAATAACAGGCTTGGAAGCGCAGAGCATACTAGCTGCACAAATATACAGTTAAAAACAGGGGGTATTGATGACTACTTTTTCAAAATTAAAATTAAGTGGTTCTACAGACGGAAAACAAATAAAAGTTGTACCTACGGCAACGGCGGGTACTCTTATACACACAGCGCATGCTTCGGCTTTGGACGAAATATGGCTCTGGGTCGATAGTTCCCACAATGCTTCAGTATTGCTAACTATTGAGTATGGCGGGGTAACAGACCCAGACACTATTATAGAACTTAACGTACCTGCGTTAGGTACTGCTTCTACAGACGGGCTAAAACTGATAGTCCCTGGACTATTACTCACTAACAGCTTAGTCGTCAGGGCTTTTGCATCAGTAGCGAACGTATTAAAAATCTCAGGATTTGTAAATAGGATAGCATAATGTCTGGTATTTTTGGAAGACGTGTATTTGACCAGGGGGCAAGACAGATTGCTGGTCTTGGTGGTGGACAATTCATAAAAAGCATACAGCACGCCACCATAACAACTACAGGTACTACAGATACGGGGACA